CGTGGGATCAGCCCCTTGACCGAAGAACTTCTTCATGTCGAAGGTACGAGTCAAAGTAATAGAGCGGCCAGGAGTAGACGGGGCAAGCCGGTCCCAGATAACATTACCTACCTCGCGGACGCGAGTGGTGTCGGAAAGACCTGCAGAGGTATCACGGAGGGAGATACCGACAATGAGACTGGTGGCAGCGTCATCCTTCAACCAAAAGGTGACGGAGATCTTAGCGCGGATCACGCAATAATGCTGGTAGAACAACATGTACTGGTCAAAGCCTATGGGCTGGTGCCCGAGGCCTGAGACATTGGAGTCATAGAGTCCGTTGGCTCCATAGACGTAGTTCCCCGCGGCATTCGCAAGGACGGAAGTGATGTTGGAGGAGTCACAGTATCGCATGGACACTGTGCTCTCGGAGCGCGATCCCGTGCCAGCTGCCGCGGCAGCGATTCCTCGGGGGACGCGGATGGCCGCCCCCTCGCGACGAGCCATCGAGTTGACCTCGCGGACAATCTTTCTAACTGCGGCCGTACTTTTACGCCTATTAGCATTAGAACGAGACTTGAAAGTGCGGCGAGTATTTCGTTTCTGGTAGTAACGGGCCATTGCATGTAAGTTGAGTAATGAGCTTAACGTTTAATGTTATAAGAATAAGTGTAGAACATTCCGGAACTTTATTCGAAATGTCCTCATGGCTTTATTTAAGGTAAAGCATTCTGGGCCGGCCTTCGGCCGGATTATCATCCGGCAGCCGCCCCCCCGGGGGGCCCTATCGTAAAAATCGTGAAAAATCACGAAATCACGAATCACGAAACGTGATGTCAAAAAAAAATCCATCTTGAAAAAAGTGGACTATTATAAAAAATTCAAAGATATTTTTAGAAAATTTTCATTTCTCCTTTTGCAACAATGGCAACAAGCAACGCCCTGTATCGTTTTGTATTTACAATCACAACAACTGATCCAGACCATGCAATCATTCAAGATTGGTGCAAGGAGAATGCGCAGAACTACTGCTTTCAACGAGAGGTCGGGACGGTGGCCGGAAAATCTCATTTTCAAGGCCGGGTAAAAATGAAGAAAAAAGTGCGCAAGGCACAATTGCTGAAGGCTCTGGAACCTCTCTACGAGACAAGTCTCGTCTATGTGCGGGGGGAGCAAGCGAAAGAGAACATGGGGAACTTCTATGTGACAAAGGAAGAAACTCGCGTTGCTGGGCCCTGGTCGGACCAAATGATCTACGCTGGGCGTGATCTCGCATGCATGAGTACTCCGTATCCGTGGCAGAAACAAGTTCTGGACAGCATCGCAGGCGAGGCTGATGACCGGACTGTGAACTTCATCGTTGATCCTGTCGGAAACTCGGGGAAGTCCAAGCTAGCAAAGTACATCGGCTTCAAGAAGCTGGGGATGTCCCTTGCCTTTGGGGACGCGCGGAGTCTGGCCAATTTGGTCATCAAGATGAAGCCAAAGCCAGCCTACTTCCTGGACCTGAGTCGGTCGAAGCCGAAAGACAATGCTATGTCTGACATTTACAATGTCATCGAGCAAATCAAGAACGGCTATGTGCTGAACACCAAGTACGAGCCGGAAATTATGTATATGGAACCGCCCCATGTCTGGGTCTTGTCCAACCTACCTCCGGTACTCGATGCTTTATCAGCAGATCGCTGGGTCATCTGGGAGATGGACCGCGAAGCGAAAACTTTGAAGAAGTTTGTCGCAGAGTCAAATTCTCCGAAGTCGAATTTGGCCTAACAGTTCCCTCGCGGGGTATCTACACTGTTAGGCCTTAAGGGTCACCTTCGGTGCCCCTACATATATATTCCTTGGCACATTTGGCACATATAATAGTAGGACCAAAAATAAAATCGTGCCAGCATATATATATTCCTTGGCACATTTGGCACAAAATGAAAAAATTTATTTTAAGACTGTGTCAATGGCTTGCGCTCGGAAAGCACGGCAGTATACTCTAAAGTAGTACTAAAGTACACAGTAGGCGTAGCTTCATAGTCATTACCCATGGCAAGGAGATGAAAGAAAGCCATGTCGGTGGGATTAGTTCCAACATTAGCCTTGTATTGGGTATCCGTGGGATCAGCCCCTTGACCGAAGAACTTCTTCATGT